AGACAACTCGATTGATGTCGTCAGTGTCGATCAACTCAAACGACTTCGTCGTCCTGTCATATGCACCTTTGATGTATACAGTGTTGGCATCGGCTTTTCGTTTGACGAAGTCACCGGGCTTGACGTTTTTGAGCATGATGTTTTGCATTGTTTACCTACGGTAAGTTTGGCATGACGATGTTGTCATGGCCTCAATTATGCCGACCTTTAAATGGCCTTGTCAACTGTGGGGATATTCAACCACAATCGGTGAAGGGGCTTTGTTGTCGATGGCTTCGCATTATGCGGGCGGGTCAGGTTGTGCGGGTGGTGTTGTATACCGACCCTTCGATCACCCCGATGTGCTTAAAAAACAGGCACTAATCTGTCCCCGATTAAATTGATTTCCGATTTTGAATCAGTTTCTACATGCATGTAAGTCTTTGAATTCATTGAAGATCTACACATGTAGGTTAAAACGTATGCGCCTGTGCCGTATATCCTGCGCTGCGATGTATACCTATGCATGTATATGCGCGGCTGCGCTCAGGGCTGCGGGGGTGCGTGGGCCAGTGGGGGGGTAGGGCGCTAGTTGTATACAGCATAGACCACAGAAGGGCTATTTTACCCTGTTAACCACAACACAATTTACACCACTCCCTATACACAATACTGTCCACACATGGCCTACACAGCCTCTACAGCTCGTTAACGATCTCAACCAAGGGCTAGGTAGCCCCACCACTCCACTACCCCCTACAGGACCATTAAAGCCTTTCCCACAACACAGCCTATGCCGCTGCGAAAATCGACCATGAAAACATTGTCTATGAAACCTATAGCACTACCTTTGTTGTTGTTTAACAACACTCTGCAAATATATCGCTTGACAAGATTTTTAGATGGTGTAAAACTACTACCTATTGGGGCTTGGGGCTATGTAGACTGTATCGTGATGCATTGAGCATAGATGATACAAGGTACATAACTCTGTGTTGAAGAACGATTATAGACAACATCAAATATTAAACACAGTCTATGTAGTCTATAAAGCCCGTCATACAAAACAAACCATGAAGGTATTGTCTATATTGGCAAACAATTTGTTTTCTTTCATTTGTTACCTCTTAGTGATATACTTCTTTGTAACTAGCCTACACCGCTATAGTAGGCAGTCTACAAAGACTATATAGAGCTATGAAACAAAACAGACTTACAGTGATTGATTATTTGTTAGATCAAAAGCACTTGTTGCTGACGAAAGAAGAAGTAGAGAATAAAGGGTTGTTTAACAGTCCACCGTATTCGATGTCAGCAAAGGTCTATATAGGTCTGTTCAAAGGGAACATCGATAACGTTCATGTTCCTCATTCAGATGTTTACTATGTAAGAACTGCTGTTGAGAAGCACACAGGGTATTACTTCCCGTTAGATGCTGTCGAAGAAGCGATGAAGACTAATGGGTGGCGCGATAGGCGCAATAGTTGGAGATATAACAATGTCAATTAAAAGAGGTAGTGAAGAGTTCAGTGGCTACAACAAGCCAAAGGCAACGCCAGATCATCCGACAAAGAGTCATGCTGTGTTGGCTAAGGATGGTGACACTGTAAAGCTTATTAGGTTTGGACAGCAGGGTGTCAAAGGCTCTCCTGATGGTAGCAAACGAAATGAAGCATTCAAGGCACGACACGCTGAGAACATTGCAAAGGGTAAAATGTCGGCTGCATACTGGGCCGATAAAGTTAAGTGGTGAACAAGCTGTAAAGCTGATATAACTAATGCAGAGGCTATGCCTCTTTTTTACATTTAAAGGAAATAACATGGCAACGACTAAGACAGAAGCACAGAAGGTTACAGAACTGCGTAAGCAAGCAATGGATAAGACATTGCCTCAAGAGGTGCGTGATATGGCTGACAAGAAGGCCAATGAAATTGAAGGACGTTCTGTTGAGAAGACAACAGGTCTGAAGCTGGCTAAGGGTGGTATGGCTAAGAAGGCTCCAATGAAGACAGCAGACAAGATGCCTATGAAGAAGCCAATGATGGCTAAGGGCGGTTCTGTTGCTAAGAAGGCTAAAAAGTAATTATGGCTAAGGCTAAGAGCACAGTGAATGCTGCTGGTAATTACACCAAGCCAGAACTTCGTAAGAAGATTGTGTCTCAGGTTAAGTCTGCTGCGACACAAGGCACAGGTGCTGGTGAGTGGTCTGCTCGTAAAGCTCAGCTTGTTGCCAAGAAGTATAAAGCTGCTGGTGGTGGGTATAAGGATTGACATGAAAGCTCCACAGAAATCTCTTAAAGATTGGACAGAGCAGAAATGGACGACTAAATCAGGTAAGCGCTCATCAGATACAGGTGAGCGTTACTTACCCGAGAAGGCTATAAAAGCTTTGACTCCTGCTGAGTATGCTGCTACTACCAAAGCTAAACGTGAAGGTAAGGCTAAGGGTAAACAGTTTGTTGCTCAACCAAAGAGCATTGCTAAGAAGACAGCTAAACACCGTTAAGGAAATACAATGGCTAAGGGATTGATGACTCCGGTAATTGAGATTGAAGACGAAGAGTATCTCATTGTTACCCCTGAAGAGAATAAAACCAACACTGAGCACACTATCAAGTTTTGGAAGCTTGGTCCTGAGAAAGACCCTTCTGACGAGCCTGATAACAACAAGCCCTATTGGGAAGACATGGCAGCGACATGGAAGCTTAGCGAAGAGGAAGCTCGTCGCCAGCGCTGTGCCAACTGTGAATACTTTGAAAACACTCCAGAGATGATGTTGGCTATGGATACCATTCCACGCAATGCATTTGACACTGGTGCTGGTGGTCGTGGATATTGCCACAAGTTTGAATTCATCTGTCACAACCTACGTAGCTGTACAGCGTGGGAATGTAAAGAGTATGAGAAAGAAGAGGACTGATATGGCTACAAAGAAACAAACAGCTAAAGTGGCTAAGGTGATGGGAGAGTTCAAAGAAGGAACTCTTCATAGTGGTAAAGGTGGCCCTGTTGTTAAAAACCCTAAGCAAGCCATTGCCATCAGTTTGTCTGAAGCTAAAGTGAAGCCTAAGAAGAAATGAACAAAGAACCAAAGATTCGTAGTGTTGGTTTGAACTTGACAGCAGGGGTTGCCAACACTATCTACACCTGTCCTGACAACTTCATTGCTAAGATGAATTTGTTATTTGTTTCCAATCATGGAGGCAATAATAAAAATATATCTATTCAATGGCATGATGTCAGTGCAGGTGGAGCATACTACATTGTAGGTGGTTATGTCTTATCTGCTAATGGTTATATAAAACTTGATGGTAGCTACATTGTCCTCAATCCCGGTGATCATCTTGTAGTCACTCCAGAAGCTGGTAGCACTATGTCTACAACTGTCACTGTTGAAGAATATTACGAACAAGGACTTTTCTAATGGCTAAAGAACTAACAGAACAACATAAGCGCTTCCTTGAAGTGTTGTTTGCTGATGCAAATGGCAACATCAATCACGCTATGAAGATGGCAGGGTTCTCTGACGGCTATAGCCGACGAAGCCTCACCAACTACCTCAAGGAAGAGATCATTGAAGCTACACAGCTTTACATTGCTATGGCGGCTCCAAAGGCTGCGGTGGCTATGATCAATGCTATTGACGATCCCACAGAGCTTGGCTTAAAAGAGAAGATGTCTGCTGCTAAAGACTTGCTTGACCGTGCTGGTTTGGTTAAGACTGAGAAGGTGCAAGTTGAAAGCACTGGCGGCATTATGGTGTTGCCTGCGAAGGAACGCGAGGAAGATTGATGGCTGATGCTACTGTGGACACGTTCGATTTTGGCTTAGGTGTCTTCATACTTCCACAACCTGCACAGTCTGCTGAGTATGTTAAGATACCAAGACTAGCCCGTACTATTCCTTTTGGTTACAAGATTGATGAAGAGGATGATGGATGGCTACAACCTGTAGCGCTTGAGCTTGAAGCGCTTGAAAAAGCTAAGAAGTATTTGAAGCAATACAGTTCAAGACAGGTAGCGGCATGGTTGACCACTGTGACGGGTAGAGAGA